ACGACAAGATGCCGTCCCCTCTCCGGCTAGGCCAAGGTTCGAGGCCCACGCTTCGCTGGTCACCACAGGTGATCAATACATGGCTGGAGGAGAACACATCATGATTGAGAACAGCACACAGATCTTTGGACCTCCAGGCTGCGGTAAGACGGAGCGGCTGATGCAGATCATCGAGCAGCATCTCGAGGCTGGCATGAATCCGCAAAGCATTGCGTTTGTTTCGTTCTCTCGCAAGTCGATTCAGGAGGCGAAGGAACGGGCCAAGGCGCGTTTTAATCTTGACGACAAGCAGCTGGTAAACTTCCGCACTCTGCATTCGACGGGGTTCTCTGGTCTGCAGATCAAAAAAGATGATGTCATGAACCCCCCAGACTACCAAGAGCTAGGCCGGATGTTGGGCGAGGACTTTGTTATGAACGCGCAGCCGGAGGACGGCATGTTGATCCCGTCGGATCTGCGCCGCGGCAGCAAGTACATGAGGATCATTGACCGTGCGCGTTACCGCATGATTGATCTGGCCCAGGAGTGGAAGGAGCATGACACCTCGGACCTGTCCTTGTTTAAATGCAAGCAAATCTATGACCAGCTGATTGAGTACAAGTCGAAGCTTAGTAAGCTAGACTTTGTGGACATGATCGACGTGTATATACAGACGTGTACACCACCCAGTCTTCAGGTCTTGATTGTGGACGAGGCTCAGGATCTGACACCATTGCAGTGGAAGATGATCCAGCACATGGCAACCAACACTGACGAGGTGTGGATTGCGGGGGACGATGACCAAGCCATCCACCGTTGGACGGGCGTTGATGTTAAGCAGTTTATAAGCATGTCTCCGAACCGGATCGTTCTGGAGCAGTCTTATCGTTTGCCCAAGAAGGTGTTCGACGTTGCCCAGCGCGTGGTGCGCAGGATCAAGGACCGAGTACCGAAAGAGTACGCACCAACGGATCGTGAGGGCTCTGTCACTTGGCACTATGATGTGACCCAACTGCCCTTGGACACCGGGTCTTGGACGCTGATGTGCCGGATTAACTCATACGTTAACAGCATGGCCAAGCAGGTCGAGGAGATGGGGTACTACTATTCTGTGAAGGGCAAGCCTCCGATTACCAAGGAGCAGGCTGCGGCGATCCAAACATGGCGCGACCTTGCTGCCGGCAAAGCTGTCGAGTTGTACAGGATTCGGTACATGTACGAGGCAGTGCCCAAGCAGGGGGACAAGGCGGTTGTAAAGCGCGGCGCCAAGAAGTTGCTGGACGCTGCCGACCCAGAGGGTACTTTGACTATGGCAGACTTAGCCAATGAGTTTGGTTTACTCGAGCAGCCTAATCTATTGGGCGAGTACAGAGATGCGTTTGATGTACTAGGATTTGGTAGGAACATGCAGACGTATCTGCGCCGCATCGAGAACTCAGGCGAGGATCTATCCAAGCCGCCGCGCATCAAGTTGTCCACGTTCCATGCCATGAAGGGCGGCGAGGACGACAACTGCGCAGTGTATCTTGGCACTACCAGAGCGTGTGAAGAGACATCATACCCCGACGATGAGCATCGAGCGTTCTACGTTGGCATCACCCGTGCGCGTGAAAACCTGCACATCATTGAAAGCAGAAAGAAATATAGGTATCCGCTATGAAACGAGATCAAGTGTTAGCCACCGCCGGGGAGTATATCCACGGACAGAGGGCCACGGACTACGGGGACGCATACGATAACTTCGAGCGCATCGCCGAGGGCTGGAACATCGTAATCAGGAACGCCATGACCACTCATGGACACATCACACCGCAGCACGTTGCGCTGATGATGGACTGGGTGAAGACGGCGCGGCTGCTCAACGATCTGAGTCATGACGATTCATGGATTGATAAGTGTGGATACAGCGCGTTGGGTGCAGAGTTTACCGACAGGGAGAACGAGATATCGAAGCGTTTGGATGAATACTTAAAGATAAAAGGCTGAGGAACATGGCAAGAGACCGTAAAGATAAGAGCACTATTTCATTCTTCGAACGCATGGATTTGGGCGAGAAGCTTGTGCCGGACTGGAACATCCCACCGGAGTTTCCTGACCTGACAAAGTATCCTCAGATCGCGATTGACCTTGAGACATGCGACCCCAACCTGATGACCATGGGCCCAGGCTGGGCGCGTAAGGATGGTTTCATTGTTGGCATCGCTGTAGCTGCGGGCGACAATGCTTGGTACTTCCCAATCCGTCACGAGAACGGCCACAACATGGACCCCAAGATGACATTGAAGTGGCTGCGCAAACAGATGGCTACGCCGCACATCGACAAGCTGATGCACAACGCCACCTACGATGCGGGTTGGCTGCTTGCAGAAGGGGTCGAGGTCCAAGGACGGATCATCGATACCATGGTTGCTGCGCCCTTGGTGGACGAGAACCGTTTCTCCTACAGCCTGAACAACCTTGGTCGGGACTACATCGACATGCGCAAGGACGAGAAGATGCTTCGCGCTGCGGCAAAGGACTGGGGCATTGACCCCAAGGCTGACATGTGGCGGCTGCCGCCATCGTACGTTGGAGCGTACGCCGAGCAGGATGCGTTCATGACCATGAAGCTGTGGGACAGATTAAAGACAGAGATCACGTCTCAGGAGCTGACACACATCTTTGATCTGGAGACCTCGCTCATCCCACTGATGGTACAGATGAGAGCCAATGGTGTGCGTGTGGACATTGACAAGGCGGACATCGCCAAGAAGGGGCTGCAGGAAAAGGTTGCAGAGTTAAAGGCTGACATCAAGCACAAGACTGGTGTGGCCATAGAACCGTGGGCCGCGGACAGTGTGCGGCAGGTCTTTGATGCGCTGAACCTAAGCTACCCCAAGACGGACGCTGGTGCTGCCTCGTTTACCAAGCAGTACCTGAACGCTCACCCGCACGAGGTGTGCCAACAGATCGTCAAGCTGCGTGAGTTTGACAAGGCGGACAGCACGTTTATCGACTCGATCCTGCGGCACTCGCACAAGGGGCGCATCCACACAGAATTTCACCAGCTGCGCTCCGATGACGGCGGCACGGTGACGGGGCGTTTCTCTTCTTCGAACCCCAACCTACAGCAGATTCCTGCTCGGGACCCTGACATCAAGAAGTTGATCCGTGGTCTGTTCATTCCAGAAGAGGGGCAGATGTGGGGGTCGTTTGACTACTCAAGCCAAGAGCCGCGGTTGCTGGTTCACTTTGCTGCGTCCATGCCTGACAACATGCGCAGCCCTGTGGTGGATACGATCGTTGAAGAGTACCACAAGGGTGACGTCGACCTACACCAGATGGTGGCGGACATCGCAGGCATCACTCGTAAGCAGGCAAAGGTGGTGAACCTCGGCATCATGTACGGCATGGGCGTTGGTAAACTGGCGGCGCAGCTGGGCGTATCAAACGAGGAGGCCAAGAGCATCATCGAGGAACACCGCGACAAGGTTCCGTTCGTTAAGCAGCTAGCTACAGCTGCAAGTTCGCAGGGCGAGAAGCACGGACAGATCCGCACAATTCTTGGGCGCAAGTGCCGTTTTCATTTGTGGGAACCGACGACTTACGGCTACAATAAACCCATGCCACTCGAGGACGCGCGGAAAGAATACGGTGGATCGCTCAGAAGAGCGTTTACTTACAAGGCTTTGAACAAACTGATCCAAGGTTCGGCAGCCGACCAAACAAAGAAGGCGATGGCTGATTGCTTTGCCGAGGGTTTGGTTCCAATGCTAACTGTTCACGACGAACTTTGTTTTTCGGTGGAAAACGAGGAGCAGTCTGCTAAGATAAAAGAGATCATGGAGACTGGTCTTCCGTTGAAGATACCGTCTAAGGTTGACGACGATATTCCTGCCCTGCGTGGGCTTCCAAATAACTGGGGAGAGGTCGAATGAAATTCGAATCAGAAATCAAAACGCTCGGGTTCAAGGACATGCATGAAGAGCAGGCTCAGGCGCTGCTTAACTTGGTGGACGCAGCTCTTAACCTTGCGGCAGCCACCGATTGTGACATCGTGTTCAACCAGATGCATGAGATTGCTGAAGACACAGTCATCCTGTTCGGTGGCACCGGCATAGATGTAAAGTTCAAGGCGGACTACTGACCGGAAAGCCTCTGTGCAATCTCTGAATTTCTCAGCTGATCAATCAAATTACCGCCCAACAATGAGGGTGACGGAGGTGTTGTTGCCGCCGGTGCTTGCGGAGCCTGTGGGGCCGCGGGCACTGGCACTGGACCAGTAGCGGCTGGGCCGATGGGCTCAGGCAAAGAGTATTCCACAGGGCCTACTGGCTCTGGCAACGAATACCCTACGTCTTCCATCTCTCCAGCCTGACGTCTGCGGAACAGCTCTGGGCTTAACGGCTGATCCATACGGCTATCTGTCAAAGCATCTAACTCTGCAAAGGGAATGTCGCCAACCAACCGGCTTCTGCCCTCTTCGATCTGCATCATCAAACGGTCGTCAACATCGTCCGCCACATACCCAGGGTAGAACTGGCCGTCCATAATGGTGGCGATCTCTTTGCTGCCGAGCTTGGCTTTGTCTACAAGATTCCGATAGATTTCATCTTCACTAAGGCCCAAGGTCCGAGCAGCTTGGATCTCGTTGTACAGCTTCGACTGCTCACGATACAGTGTGTCGAGATAGTTATTCCATCCGCTGATCATGTCCGCCGGAGTTGAGTCGGCGCGTAAGATCTCACGGTTGGCGGCTGTCTTAGCAGCCGAGCGGCGAGGAGAGTACTCTTTACCCGAGAACTCAAAGTCTTGGCGGAGGTTCAACTCCATAGGCGTGAAGCCTGTGACTTGACGGGCCAGCTCCTCATAGGTGTTGTAGTCTTGGCCACGGGCACCTGGAGTATTCATCATGGCTCGAGTCAAACGGCCAGGTTCAATGTCGCCTTTCTTGCCTTCGCCTGCAAGCTTTAGATATGCCGGGGCGAGACTGTCCATTACGTGGATAAACCCGCGAGAAACCTTGGTTCCGTAGTCGTCTACGTCAGTATAGATCTTAGCACCAGTGCTGGTCACGCCGCCACGGCCAATGCCAGGGAAACCTTCGGACGGCAGCGCGTCACGAATACGTTCGAACACAATAGATTCAGAGGCGAACGGATCAGCCAGAGAGGCGACCGAGGACCAAGCACCACTGGCCAACTGCTCTGCTTCACTGGCGTCGAGTCTACCCTTCTCGGAGTACGCACGAAGGCCTGCGTTGATGGAGTCTGTGACAAAGCCGTATGGAGACACATAGCTCAGGTCAACATACTGGATGTTTCCTTCGCCGTCGTTATCCAAAACAATCAGATCGTGCCCGTCAAGGTACTCTGCAACCTGCTCATGCAAGCGGTCCATCTGTTCATCTGTTGTGCCGGTGGCGTTCATCGAAGCGCGGACCATGGCCTTTGGAGTAATAGCAGCCACTGTCAGCAAACC